AAAAAACAGAAGAACCTCAAGTTGTTCCAGTTAATGAATATCCCACTTTGGAACATGATTTGAATGGAAAATTGACAGAAACACCCAAACCGAAGAGAGGTAATTTCAAGAAAGCCAATAAAGTTACATTGAAAGAGTTTCTTAAAGAAGAAGAAGTCGTCGAAGTACAACAAGAAGGTGGACAGATATCATCCCTTGCTACTAATGCAAAAAATGGAGTTTCTTCAGCTTTGAACCCAATAATTGATGCTCTTAAGAGTATTAGAACATCTATTGTCAATTGGCTTAATTCCATAACTCCACAATGCGTTAAAGATTGCGTTTCATCTGTGCGATTTTTTACCATGTTAGTTCGAGTTTTGGGTTCTGTTTTGAATGCCCTTTTGAGCAAATCTCCACTTGATTTGGTTATGTGGGGAGCTTGTTTGGCGGGATCAAAGACACAAAAATGTCTCGCTATTTCTACTCTTATTATTGAAGCTATGAATGAATTCTTTGATGAAGAAACTTGGTACGGAAAAGTACTTGAGACACTTTGTCAATCAGTGGATGAGTCGATGAGAGCTTGGAAAGTTACACCACGCAATGCCATACAAGAAGCTAAATTGGTTGTTGAAAGTGCTATTGCTGTCTATCTTGACCAATCACTCAATTTGCCAAACGAATTTGAGGAATTTTTGCAAATTTTGGTTAATCACACTATCCCAGCTTGCAAAAATCAAGCAGCAATTTTGATAGATTACACTAAACACAACCCCAAAATGTACTTGGAAGATCAATACAGAATGCAAAAGAATCAAGTCAAAAACGAAGGATTGCAAGATATGCTATCATCAGTTATATTATTGCTTCCTCGCGAATTTCATTACGGAATGTTTAAGACTCTTGCTATGTTCTGCAAAGACATACTCCCAATGATCTACGTCGTCAAGAATGCTTTTGACTTTACTAAGAAGATTAAGTCATGGTTACTCAAGATTTTTGGTTTTCATACTGAAAATACAAGAGAATGGATCGAATTGGAGATGCAAGATAAAGAAAGTCCCTTGAGACTTGCCGCTACAGCTGCTTTTGACTACAAACTCATGGCTAATGCTGATCACCCAGAAGCATATAAACAGCTAATTGTTGCGAAAGAAGCTAGAGCCAATCTGGCCTTGTATTTAAAGGAGGAGAATAGATTCGATCCGCACACTATGAGATTTACATCAGAGGTAGATAAAATGATAGCATCAACTAGTTTACCCCCTCAGTCAAGAAAACATGAACCGTTTTGTGTCAGGATATACGGCGAACCAGGTACTGGAAAATCAACATATGTACCCGTTTTGTTCGGCCCCATATTAGGAGTTAAAAATAAAGATGAGTTTTATCAGAAAACTTTTTCTAGGAATATGGGAGAATATTGGGATGGTGTTGGAACCAGACAATGTATTTTGTATGATGATTTTGGTCAAAATAGAACTGAACCAACTGATCTCATGGAACTTATTTTGCTTGTTTCTGCTGCTCCTTTTATGGCAAATTTCGCTAATATCACTGGAACAACTCCAAAAGGAATGTCTATAGACCCAAAAATCGTAGTAGCTTGTTCGAACACCAGCTCGGATTATACTTCATCGCTTTCAGATAATGGAGCCGTTCAACGAAGGTTTCATTTGACATTGAAGTGTAAAAAAGAAATGGGTTTGTCATACTTTTGTGTTGCAGGAGGAAGCTTGACATCTGTTTCTGAAAATTTGCTACCTTTGACGGAATGGATGACGCCACAAGACATGCAATTGTACTTGTACAATGCTTTTCAAGTTTTCACCCTAAGTAGAGGTGAAGGAACTAAGAAATTGGACACTGTCATGACGAGAACTGAATGTGTAGAACCACTTCTTAAATACGACGCTGATGGTAAAGCCACGGCTGTTGTAGCTAAAGACATTTCAGTGTTCAACACTTATTTCGCATCTGTCGCGAAAAATCTTAGACCCGTTCCAAATCCCAATGATTTGTTTGAACCAAGAGTCAGCGACTTGAAACAGAGGCAACAACGATTGGCGGCAACTCTAGATCTTGATGAAGTTACTCAAAATTCAGGATTTAGCGATTTCCTTGATATTTGGGGATCCACCGCCTTGTGTCATTACACAGCTTTTCTTTACGGATTGTGTTTCGCTTCAGCTTTTAGATTGGCTTTTTCGGATCCTAAAGGTATCAGACAATTTATTCATGCAATGTCCTGTTATTTGGTTCCAGCCATCACGAGCGGTGTTGCGGCCTTTTACTTGTGGAAGTCAATTACTAGAGTGGAACCTGAATCTTCAACAGCCAAAGGCAAAGCTGCCCCAAAAGCAGTTTCAGCAGAGTCAGGTTCCGCAGCTGTTATGGATGTGCAGGCGGTTTTGGAAAAAGCTACCTGCAGATTGAGAGCAGCTGACGGTTCTATGGTCGTGAATGCAATTTTAGTAGGAGGAACATCTTTCCTAACAGTAGAACATGCTTTTATACCTCCAGTTAAGGATGAAGTTAAAGAAGGCTTGTATGTTCCAGAAGGAACAGACTTTCTTCTGTACATTAATAATGTTGCTGAGCCACTAAATTTCAAATTTGAAAGAAGCAGAATGAAGCCTATTACAAAGAAAATCGAGGGCAATTTTTCTGAGGTTGATGCGGTTATTTACACATTGCCCAATTCGGCGATACCGTATCGAAAGAAAATAGCCACTAGATTTTGGCAAGGTGAAATACTTCTTAAGGACAAAAAATCTTACGTTCTTGATTTTCAAAATGCAACTAGGACTCAATTGTGGAAGGAAAGCACTTTGACAGCAGAGCAGTCAGTGTATTATGTTCAAAACGGAAAGAAATGGATTCAACATCTTGTTCATGGAACCCATGCCAGTGGACCTGGTTCTTGTGGTTCCCCTGTAATGTTGGCTACTGGTGAGACCAACGCTGCAATCGTAGGAATACATATAGCTAAACATCCTCAAGGAACACCAATGATACTTACTATAACTAGAGAAATGATTGAAAGATCAATGCCTGGTTATGAGGCGTTGGACCCTCCTAATATTGACACTAGGCACACAATCGCTGAAGTAACACAGGAGGCTTCTCTTTTGGATGATACTACTTTGCTACATCTAGGAAGAACGAAAAGAAGAATGTTTACAGCTACTAACACAACGCTAAGACCTTCTTTGTTGGCAGGTGTTATTCAACCTCCTCAAACAGAACCTTCCGTTTTGTCTAACAGAGATCCTCGAATACCAGAGGAAATTCGTGAGAAAGTTGATTTGCATAGAGACGGCATTCTTAAGATGAAACAACCTATCCAGCTTACGTACGAAGATCTTATTCCTGTTAAAGGTGATATGATTGAATGGTATATGGTTAAGTTCTCTGAGAAGAAAATGACTATACAGAGCCCCTTGTCTATGCGAGAAGTTTTGAATGGAAATGAAGTTCTTAAAACAGTAGACCTTACAACATCTTGCGGATACCCCTTTACGTTCGAAGGCAAAGAGAAGAGCGATGTTCTTTTGAGAGATCAGAATATGATGATTGTTGGAACTTTCGAGTTCTATAAGCAACTGTATCGTGATTTGTTGGAGATTAAAGAAGGCAGAGTACCTCAATGGTTTGTTACTGGAAATTTGAAAGACGAAAGAAGACCAATCGAAAAAGTTAGAGTCAAACCGAAGACACGCTTATTTACAGTGTGTCCTTTAATCATGATTTGCTTAGAGAAAATGTACTTTGGTCCATTCATGAAAATGCTGTTAAGTTCTGACAATATCCCCTATGCAGGAGGAGTTGATAGAATGGGAATATCGTGGCATTACATGTTTGCAGACCTCAGAAGCGTTTCAGATAAAGGTTTTGGTGGAGATTATCAATGTTATGATGGTTCCCTTTCAGAAGGTTTAATAACTTCTTCTCTTGAAATAATGGAAGCAGCTTTGGACCCATCGTCACTACAAGATCCCTTGGTTATTCGACCATCTGAAACTGACGGCAACTTGGACACTTTGCGAACTGTTCAAACAATCAACGATTTGGAAATTAAACATTACGAAGTTCTTAAGGCTGTAAAACAAGCTTTGGCAAATCCCGTTTATTTGTTGAAAGACATCGTTTTCCAATCAGTAGGCACCTTAACGTCTGGGTGCTGGACAACACAACTCGTAGGTACACTATCTAATGAACTAATGCTTCGATCAGCATGGAATGATTTGGTGCCAAAACACTGCAGAGGAGGATATTTCTACAAAAAATTCGTTCAAAATAAGATCATGAGCGATGATAATATAAACTCTGTAGAGACTAGTGCTTTGAGATTTTTTAATGGAGAAACATATAGTCGATGGTTAAAAGATCGTGGCATGGTTTATACGAGTGCCAAAAAAGACGGAGACGCGGCAGCAGTAGAACCGCTTGAAGACATAAGTTTTCTTAAAAACACTACTGGGTTAATGAAAGGTTACTATTGCCCTCTCATGGACCAAACGGCAGCGATAGAAATTTCGAATTGGATAAGATTGAGTAAGTTTATCACAGAGCATGAAGCTACAGAAATGAATGCTAATTCCACACTAAGAGCGATGTTTTTCTACGGTCCGAATAATTTCAATTTCATAAGAAAGAGATTTTTAAGCACCGTTCCAACATTGAAATTGGTAGATTGGAATACATTGTTGCATCAATACTTGAACTACGGTGGGTTTCCAGGAACTCAACCAGATGCAGTAGCGTTTTCAGAAGAAATGAATATAATGCCCCGTGAACCGGAATTGATTGAAATGAACACCCTACAAAAGGTAGAGAGCTCATCTAGTGAAGCTTCTAATAGCACACGATTAAGTGCAGATACGAGTGACGCAGAGAGACTACAAAATATGATTGAAGTACAACAAGAAGGAAAAACAAATTACCCATGCGCTCATTGCAACCAAGTTTTTGTGTCGATCAATAGATTGGTTGACCATATGGTTGCTGTGCATCAAAAGAAAAATCAGGAGTTCAACGATATCTATGAATTCTTTCAAAATTCAACTCAAGCCGAATTCAAAGAACTTTATACTGAATTGATGGGTTCAAATCTATCACCGAAAACTAAAAGAGTTATGGATTTGGCGACAAAGGAGAGTTTTTCAAAAACTCAAATTATAACAACGCTGAACAATATGCTAAGCTATGTGTCAGGAAAACTAGACGCTAGAAAAGCCGCCAACTTTAATGAAGGTGGTTTGTCAATGCAAAATTTGTTCATTTCTTTGGACGCTGCTCCTAAACCAAAGCAAAAAGTGGATATTGACACTCTTTTGGACTCAGTTTCAATGGCTATCAGAAGTGAACTGGAAGATGGTTATGAAGTTTTAAGAGTGGTTCAAGAATCAGGAGAAGGCGATTTTCATCAAGAGGAAGAAGGTGGAGTCGTACATCCGGATGAAGTAATCTTCACAAATCCTAGCCAAGACATCGATATTAAAGATCCAGTCGACGAGACTAGAAGTGTAGATAATCAACAAGGTACTGTATTGACAGACAAAGGAAGAGTGGATCGAGTTAAAGTTAAAGGCACCGGATTTAATTCCCCGAGAGCACAAACTACTCTAAACGATCAGGCTTGGAATCTTGAACAAATGCTTAAGAAATGGCATCCTATAACTGATGTCAAGTGGACTACTGCAGAGAGCATTAATGATCACATTTATGTGGGAAATGTTCTTAAAGATATTATCAAGTCAGGATTCGCAGGAACTGCTTTCGCAGCGTTCAAGGATTTTCGTTGTGCGGGTGTCAAGATCAAAGCCGTCATGGTAGGATCGAAATGGCATCAAGGTAGGTGTCTGTTGAGCTTTGCACCAACTATGGTATCGAACACTGTTGCGGCTTTTTCTCGAGACTGGACTATTGCCGATGCTTTGCAAACTGGTAGTGTTAAATTGGATCCTAGTGTTGGAGGCACAACGGAATTTTATATTCCTTTCCGACACGTTAAGACTCACTTGACTCTTGAAGAGGATGATTGTCTTGGTCAGCTCCATTTGACGATATTGTCACCTCTTCGTGTATCTAGTTCCGCATCGCAAGAAGTTACTATCAAACTGTTCTTTTGCATTGATAATCCAATCTTCAAAATTCCCAGAGCGAATGCTATAACTTTCGCTATGATGTCGGAATTGAGTAAGAGAGTTCAAAATAGATTACCCGTTGCAACGTCTACTTCTAGAATTAAGAGTGTTTTAGTAACACAAGAAGGAGGCGGTGTAAAGAAATCAATCGATGACAAAGGACAACCTGCTATTAACGAATACCCGGCTGAAGGAACACATATTTCAGCGGAGAGAGCTATGACAGGAGACCCTCCAAAAAGACATCATTTCGGAGAGATGGAGACCAACCTAATCAATCACTGTAAGAGGTACAGAAAAGTCGCGGAAACACGAGCTAACACAACAAATGTTGGAAATTGGGAAGTCTTTGAGATTTCTAATTTTATAAGTTCATTTTGGCCATTGTTCATGTTCAACGCATATCGAGGAGCAATGAATCTTAAGATTTTTGTTACTTATGGACAGACCGGTCAAACAGGATTTCCAGCCTTGACTGAAGTTTTTTACGAACCTCAACCGACTGACGATACAAAGGCTCAAAATGCTTTCGCTGCTTATTTTACAGATCCTTACAGAGCTGTTACAAGATCTAGAGGCGGGTGTGTAGAAATTCAGATTCCTTTCTATCATCGCAGTGGTATTTCATTGATGCCTATGTTCTATAAGGATTCATTTCAAGCCACCGGACCCTATATCCAGAGAGGAAAGTTGTATGTGCGCCATTCTACTCTTCCTGCTACAGGCTTTAGAATAACAACTATTTTTGCTTCATTAGCAGATGAGTTTGGAGTCGGAATTTATAGAGGCGTTCCCAATTGCAGATTTGATACAACGTACCCAGGTTTTGCTCCGATTACAAGAATCGAAAAACAAGAAGAAGTGAAACAGGAAGGTTTATTGGATGGATTAGCGGATGCAGGTTTGGAATTGATCAAAGAAAAACTCGTTCCAAAGGATGTAATTGGCGGTGTATTGTCATGTCTCGATAAACCTGCTATACCAACTATGCCAGAATTTTTTACTTCTAAAGATGGAGGTTTTATGAATTTTTCTGAAGGTCCAGAACCAATAGATAAGTTCGCTGTACATCCGCGTTGTCAACAACTTGTTGATCCTGAACATTTTGGATCAGCTAAAAATGAAGCAGATTTGAATGACCTGTTCGAGAGACCAAATTATCTAGGTGCTATCACATGGAAGTCAACAAACGAAAGTCAAGACCTACTGACATCATTCAATGTCAGTCCTATGGTCGAATTCGAACTAGCAAGACCCTCAGGTAAGTTCCGCCCTCAGTTGCTCACTTATCTAGCATCAAAGTTTAAGTACTGGAGAGGAGGAATGACCTTTATTTTCGAGGTTGTAGGCACAAATTTTCAAGAAGGTAGATTGGATTTTAGTTTTCATCCAAATACATCAATCGTTCCGAGTGATTACGAAACGCGCATGAGTCAATACGCTGTATCATGCTCTGTTAAAAACACCGAAAATCGTTTTGCGATTACAGTTCCTTATCTCGCGGAAGAACCATTTCGTCGAGTTCACAATGGAGAGTCTTATAGTGAACCTTCAGCTGTTGAGTCGCCTCCCGCGTGCACAGAATTTCATTCTGGTGCTCTTGCGGTTTCAGTAGGTGCCAAGCTGGGTTTACCCGATAACGTTCCCGGTGAAGTCGAAATTTTGGTTTTCTATAAACCAGCTGCAGATTTTGAGCTTAATCACATCACAATGGACAAACGTTCCCTCGTAGAACAATCAGAGGCGTGAACATTATTTTATTTAATTATTTAGTTAGTCATTTCAAACATGGTATAATAGTATCTTTTATTTAATATGGTTTTCAATATATGTCTCGACATGCCCCGTACTGCGCTCTAGTTGACTTATGTAAATCTAGACTCAGTGTGGTACCCGTATGGTCGGGTGTCATTTTATTTATAATTTAACATCAGGC